TTAATATCTTTAACACGACGAACCCCGTCTCCTCCGTTTTCCCCATATGGAATTGTTTCGCCTGAAGTATGATTTAAAACAATTTCTAAATACTCTTCTGGAGAAATATATGTGAGCTGCTTCCAAATGGGCTCATCTGGAGTTCCAATATTATAACGAACCCATTTAAGGTTGTCTATTTCTTCAGGAATTAAAAGAATATGAGGATATTGAACACCTAGGTCTGTGAAGTCTTCAAGGCTTGTTAGTTTAAGCCGAGACTTTATCTCAATGTTACCAAAAATTTCGTAATACGTATTTCTAATTTCTTCTGCAACCTGCATAGATTCTACAGTGTCTGTAATAGAAGACACTTGCTCTGCGTCCATTGCAGACAGAATATTTTGTGTGAGTTGTAATAGAGTCAGCTTCATATGTAGAATCCTTTAAAAAAGCCGGGGATATATTTCAACCCCCGGCCTCTCTATTTAGTTATTAGACAGCGCCGCCGTAGGCGTAACGAATCAGCACGTAGCCTTTACCAGCAGTGAACGTACCAGAGGCAACAAGACCAATGTACGACTTCTGGGTAACACCAGTGTTGAGCAGAGCGCCCGAACCTGCAACCCGAGCGTTAGCAACGAGCGAGGCGGTAGCAGCGTTAGCAGCAGTCACAAGACCATCTGCGTCAATTGCTGTGCCGTTTTCTTGGAACGTACCAACCGTAATTGCAGTACCAGAAGCAGCAGCAGTGTCGAACATGAACACTTCAGCCGAAAGGATGTGTGCTTGGTCAGGGATGAACTCATCGCCTGCATTGAAGCCATCCAGTGTGCCGTCGTTGTTACGGTCCGTAGTAAAAGTAGTACCAGTCGTATGAACCGAGAGATCAAACGGGAATTTAACTTCCACAATGTGACCAAGCGTATTCACTTGCTTGGGTTGGTTCCGTTGACGACGACGGTCACGACCGTTTTCGACATAGAGACCATCAGCATTAAACCATGTAGCCATTAGATTATATCCTTCCTAATTAAGCAATAACAGTCGGGTCAGCAAGGACCGTGACGAGGTTTTCAGGACGATAAATCTTCGTACCATAGCGAGCGGTCATAACATACTCTTCACGCTGGAAGTCTTTGTTATAAGAACCGTCAACTTCCGGCATCTGACGCCATGCACCAACGAAGGGCAGGAGGTCCGGAGTCATCGAGAAGAACAGGTTACAAACTGCACCTGCACCCGAGGCAACCGAGCTAATCGTTTCAGAAGTACCCGTTTGGCCAGTGCCGCAGAGAGCAAGGCGGTTCGAGCAGTACACGTCAAAACCATAGATGTTGACGAGGAAGTTCATACCCGAAGCAATACCCGAATCAATGATACCTTCCCAACGTGGGTTGTTCGAGATGTTCGAGATGTTGGTCAGTGTGTTGAGAACGTACTCAACCGACGGATCAACGATTGCGATCAGGTTCGTGTCCGGAACGTTTGCTTTCTTAAGAGCAAAGCGAGCGCGGGCGAAGTCTTCCACACCGAGGGTACGCTTCGAGTTAACCGTTGCAGAACCCACCCAGCGGTGAGCAGCACCGTTAATTGCGTTCGTTGCACCAGCAACCTGATAACCAGCGGGGTTACCTGTCTTCGGTTGACCTTCTTTCAGAATATGAAGTTCGAGGTCTTCCATGATAGCGCGCGTCATTTTAGGAACGAACTGAGCTTCGATTTCAGAAGCAATGAACGAGTCCTGACGGGCTTTTTTAGTGATGTAAGTAGCAGCCGACACGTACTCGGTGATCGAGAACTGGAATTCACCCAGATCAAGAGCGTCGTACTGAATGGCTGTATTTTCTTCGTAATCACGAGCTTGCAGTTCACCAATCGACGGGATGGTAAAGGTGTTACCGTCGGGGAACTCGGACAGCCACCGAACGTAGCGCTGGCCCTCAAGAGCGTCCTGAAGGACATCCTTGATTTCACCAGACCAAACTTCCGAACGAATGGCAATGTCCATATTGGCAGTTGTCATACCTGACATATGTTATTATCCTTGTCTTTTTTGTTTTAGTTCAGCAGAGCGATCTTTCATCAGCTTATTCTGAACTTTGGGGCTAAAATATAAACTGGGATTTTCACGACGCAGTTCATCATAATCAGCTTTTGTCATTGGAGCATTCATATCAAATGTCTTATCTTTAGACACTCTTACGATATTAGTAGTCTTCTCAATTGGAGCGATTGTAGACGATCCTGCTTTATCAAGACCCAGCAGTTTAAGTAAAGCGGTAGGAGATTCCTTGCCAACGTCAGACAGTTTGTCTACTGTAACGCCGAGCTCTCCTGCCCGTGTCGTAAGAAACTCTTTAGCCTTCTCTGGAGTACCAGCATATCTAAGAATAGCATCTGATACAGTATTAAGATTGGCTTGAACTTTCTTTTGACGATCTTTTTGTTCAAGGAGTTTGTCAACATCCTCTAGCGTAAAATTAGCCTTTTGTTCCGAAGTCTGGGTCTGTACGGAAGTGTGCTCTGTCTGAGTACCTGTTCCGCCATTAGCATTTGGCGCTTGGAGCTTTTTAATAGCGTCTTCTACAGCAGTACGGGTTTTAAGGTCTTCGAGAACCTGAGCCTTTTCGGCTTTAAGTTGTTCGATAAAAGCATCAGCATGAACTTTAGCTTTTGCAAGCTCAGTAACATCTCTGTACTTTTTACCTTCTCCCACTAAATCTTCTAGCTTAACTTGGTCAGTATTTGTAGAAGTGTTAAATAAATCCATTGGTCATGGTCTTTCTTCAATTGTACATAGAGAAATGATTTTCTCTAGCATCTCTTTTTGCCCGTTAACGTGAGCCTGTTTAAAGGCCCACGATGGGTTGTCATAATCATAACTCACTTTATCGAGTGATTTATGTATATTATAACATATTTCAATTAGTTTGTCAAGTACTATTTTACTTGAAACTACATTATTTTTAAACCTGTCCGCTTCCTGCTGGGACTGGCCCCGGAGCCATTCCGTCTTGACCTGTAGGTGTGCCAATTGCTGCTGCCTCTTCTTCCATTAATACTTGTTGGACGTTATTAGCGAGTTGTGCGGTTTCTGCTTGTTCCACGACAGACACATCTTTAGCAACAAGATTGTATTCACCAATCTCAAGAAGCTCTTCAATGAGTTTTGCCATCTTATATCCAGAGAAGTGAACTTTAATCATCGGGTCTTGGCCCAGAGGTGTTGCACTAAACTGTGACAGTTCTTGCAGAATGTTTGCTTTACGAGCAAATCTACGGGCTCCCATAGAACGAATCTTACCACGAGAGACGATATCTTCACGACTAATCTTGATGAAGTCAATAAAGTTAAAGTCTGGGTCGATAAGACGAACTTGTTCAGCTTCCATCATGTTACGTCTAGAGACTTCTAACATAGAGTTGAGAATTTTCTCAAGGAAAGCTTTTTCAAAGTGAGCGGTTTTATTTAAGAAGATACGGTTAGATGCATTCTCTAACACTTGTACTTCGTACTTAGTCTTTTCTCCCGGAGAGCGGAAACCCATAGCTTCCCTAGGGGCACCTGCCATCTCTTCCATCAACTGCATGATTTGGAAAATCTCAGTGTTTGCAGAAAGAGCTGTAGCATCAGGAGACATGAAGGTAACATCACCATCGTCACCAACATAAATCTTTTCGTTAGGACCATACACAAACTCTTCTACAAATCCTTTAATTTTCATAACAGGATGTAGGATCATGTCCATAGCGTCTGCTTTAGCATTCTCAAGGTGGTCAATACGATATTGAAGACCAATAAGATTGTCAAGAGGACCCATAGCATAGAGGTTATCAGGCCTAATTCTCCACCCTGCGTGGTAGATTGGGGGTTCCCCAAACCAGCTAGGATGTTGTTGTTTACGGACAACATAAGCTCTGTCCATAACAGTAATATGATAATTTTTTAAGAGAGTGTTAGTTTCTTGGTCCCACACATCTCCGTAGAATTCTAAGAGTTCAACATAGTCGGAATCAAAATAGTCACGATAGGAACCAAAGCCGTCCACAATGTAGGACCTGTTTTTACGAGTGTCGCGTATACCGGCAGCACCAGCGCGGATATAAGCACGTTTTTGAAAAGCTTCATTTACAATTTCACCTAGATATCCCTTTTCAGGATTAGACTCGACTTCAGACATAAGGTCTGCGAGACTTGTAAGGGTCCGGATGATTTTTGGAGTTCTCCGGAAGTCTGAAGCTGTTGGGTTAAACACAATATCAAGAGGACTAATACGACGAGCTTTAGGGCCTACGTAACCTTTAATTACTGCTCCGTCTTTCTCAGAAATAATAGTTTCATTGACATACTCTACAAGACCAAATACGTTACCATAATCAATTAAATCGTACAACCACTTTTCAACTTCAAGGTCAAAGTCTGATTGTTCTAATTTATTTCTCATATATGCTCGAACACCTTTACGAATCTCAGGGTCTTCAGCCTTCTGATCTTCTCCTTCCCAAGTAATAGCATTAGTGTTAGGAAACACTGCTGCCATATAGTTGGCATGAAGGTTGTCACGAATTTGACAAAGTTTAGGAAGGTGAGTAGAGTTCTTCCACCCGAGGTCTCCCGAAGAAGTTGTTCTAGTGTCTGTAGCAAAGACGTAGTCTCTAGCTTCTTGACCCATTGACAACCATTTACGGCGAGCGTCTTCCCACTCTCTGTATAGGTCAGCAACTTGTGTTGCTAACAGATGGGGGTCCATTACATCCTGAAAGGATTGGGCTCTATTCATGTTCGTATAACTCCGCCGAACTTAGGATGATAAATCACGTTACTTCTTTTAGCAACATCTTCTCTTGATTTATTAGAAGTAGGTGCTGCGATATGTTCAATAGCGTTACTTAACGCATCTTTAATGTCATCATGGGGTGGAAAGAGAGCTACAAGCTCATCTTCTAAGATTTGACAGTTACCACCTCTATAGTGCCACACAGCCATGTTACTGTACACTGGTTCGAGAACTGCCATCATTCTTTCTTCTTTAGAACCACCATGTCTGTTTGGTTTAGTTTCAATAATAGACAACATAATACCATTTGGCTTAAGATATGATTCTCGGAGCTCTTTAACAATGGCTTGTTGTGCAGCAACCGTTTCAATTACAATCTTATTAAAGTTCCAACGAGTATGCATGTCAAGTAGACGAACATAGTAGTCTCTAATAGAGTCTGTTTTAAATCGATCAATATCTAAGACGTACATATTACGTTCTGCGTCAATACCTAGTACAATAACAACAGAAGAGTCTGCTTTCTTTGTAATTGAGTAAGACAGGTCCATAGCAGCAATAATGTTTAGACGTCGTCCAGAGATAGTCCAATATGAACCGTTCCAGATAAGCCGGGATTTATCATAGTATTGGAACTTATCTCGTGAAATGGCAGTCCCGGTGGCCCCGTTCGGGTCATTATAGTACTGTGCCCGGAATTGAGTTTGATCAAGGTACTGAGCTCTTTTCTTTGACAGAATAGATGCGTCGAACCCAAACCACTTACCATCACTTCTCTGTTGTCTTGGCCAGATAAATTCACCAGTTCCATCACCTGCATCTTCCACTTGTCTTTCAAAGAACTCATATACTGGTTTAGAACCAATAACTTCACCTTTGTTATTGTAGATGTCATACTCCATAGCAGCCATATGCCCGTAGAGGTCATCAGGGTGATACCTAGTACCAACGACCCACTCTCGGGCATCGGCGCCTGCAATAGACGCTAGAAGCGAATATTGAAGTTTGACTTTTTCTCGACCTTCTTTAGTGTAGGCATTCTCATACACAACAATGTCGTCTTGTACGATAACGTCAGCGTGAAGACCTGTAATAGCTGTGGTCAGACCAGCAGTAAATACAGTAGGGTCACGAACGCCTTCTTCTTTACGTTTAGGGTGGTCCACAGAGAACTCTGATGCTGTCCACTTTTCACGTTCACCAACCTTTTCATTTACCATCTCAGGCCAGTACTTTGAATACAGCTTAGATGTCATTAAGTCTTGAATAAATTTAATCTGTTTTTCAGCAAGGTTAGCTGTAGCAGAGATGTACAGAATTCTACAATCTGGGTGTTTAGTGATGTGCCACACGACTCGATAAGCTACCATTCGGGATTTACCGTGGTCGCGTGGCAGTAGCGTTACTTGGTGTGAACTTGCTTCAGAGCGTGTCCACCAAGAGCAAAGTTCAGAATGAACAGAACCAAGCACTTGCTTTGGGGATATAAGTCTAATAAAAGTCTCTAGATCAGCTTCAGCAGCATTTCTAATTTCCCACTGAGCAGGTGTTAGGTCTTTATCACTTCTTACGTTTGCCACGTTTATTGTCTCTCACATTTGCTCGTTCTGAGCGGATTCGGGTTGGTCCTTTTGCGTCACCATTAATATGGTCAACGTGTTTACCATCCCCTTTTTTAACTTTGCCTTCGCGCATTGCTTTACGACGGTCTTTATTTCTTTGTACCCGCTTACGAACTTCACTAGGTTTCTTTTGAAACTTTGCTTTAGCTCTTTTCTCAGCAGGTGACATCTTTTCACCCTTCATAGCCATCAAAGCTGTCCTTTAAGTATAATAGAATTCCACTTGACCTCGGTTACCATCTCCAGACATTACTCCAAAAGATGCGCCGTTACCACCATCACCAGCTTGTGTAGCTGCACCAAAACCACCAACACCATCAGAAATACCGGGGTCTCCGTCTGTTCCAGCAACACCTGTTGTGTTTGTTGTACCACCTGAAGCCGTACCACCAGCACCACCTGTACCACCAACACCAAGACCTCCACCGCCTCCGTTGGCTGTCATAGACACAGCTCCCCCAGACACAGTTCCAGTCACTGACGATGCGTTACCAGCAGCACCAACACCGTTTGTGGTTCGTCCAGCAACCAGAGCACCAACTGTGTACGTAAGGGTGTTACCCCCTACAACAGCAATAGTACGCTCACAGAAACCGCCTTCGCCACCACCACCTGCACCAAAATCAAGAACACGTTGTCCACCAGCACCACCGCCACCACCTACTCGAATACGAACCGAAGTTGCACCAGTAGGAACTGTTTCAGTGGCACCTGTGCCAGAAGTATAGATTCTGTTTACAGGGGTAAATCCACTTCTTAAGGTTTGCATAAAAGCATTTAACATACTCATGTAAACGCTCCAGTAAGAATAACAACAGTAGACGATCTCCAGTGCATACCACCCATTTGGTTAGCTGCAAGAGTTGCAGTAGCAGAGTCAGTACCATTTACAAACATAGTAAGACCTGCACCACGAGTAAACGTTCTAGCTGCTGTACCCGGATCAAACGTAGTTTTATCGTTTGCAGCAAATACTGCTGTGTTAAGGGTTACGTTACCAGTAAGGTTAACTTGTTTGTTAGCACATTCATTAGTTAATGTACCTGTTGTTTGAGAAGACACCGCAACAGCAGCTTGAATACCTGTTGTATCAATAGTTGCTCTTAATGTACCACCAGCACTAAAACCAATCTGATCTGCACCAATCCAGTACATACCTGTGTTAGTATCACCAACAAAAGTAAAGTTTGGAACGGTTACTGTTCCAATATTATTGGACAGAGCCGCAGAACCATTACCATTTCCTGCGTATAAGAAAGAAGTATTCCAACGCCAACGTTCTGTTCCTCCTAATGTTAAACCAATTTGGTCTGCAGAAGGAGAGAAGAAACCTGTGTTAGTATCTGATGCAAAAGATATTGTAGGGGTTGCAGCAGTACCTGTAGCTGCTTGAATTTGTCCGTTAAAAGACACTTCACCAGTAGATGCTACAACAACTCTCGAAGCACCTCCAGTAATTAATCGAAGTGCAGCAGCTTCAGATGTAGACAAATCAAAGTTGCCAGTGCCACGATGAATAATCTGTGTACTAGCATTAGCACCAGTGTTATTTCGGAGAATCCTAAAAGCATAGTCAGTATAAGTTGTGTCACCTACAAAGTCGATGTAAGCATAACCATCTCCGGTACGTCCACCGCCTAACTCAATAAAGGCAGAGGCAGTTGTAACGTTTGGAGCTACTGTTACGCCACCAGACGAAGAGATACTAAGTCTACGTGCACCAGCAGTTGCAAAATCAAGAGTATCTGCAC